TTTGTACCCTGCGCGTGATTACGAATATTTTGATCTATTATAATACGATCCATTTTATAATGTGACATAGACCAAGTCACACTGATCATTTTGTTTGTTATATCTAAAACTATTTTTACTCAACATCTATTTGGTATTTAGTTAATAAGCGAAACCCTCATTGATCTTTATAGATTTTCTTCCTTTGAGGCTTATTTTCTAAATGCCATATATCTATGGTTTAAAACCTTACTATAGACAAAGTACATAAGGTAAAAGCTTGTAATCAAGTATCTTGTATCTTTCATATTTTCGTTGTAAAATATGCAGAGACCTGCCTACTCTGACATGTCCTTTTGGACTGGCACCTTCAAGAGATGATAATATCTTGATTGTACGACCAATTTTCTACTTGGTAATACCAAGAAAATCATTTGCCACAATTATCATCCGGGTAAACAAACCCCGGACTATAAAATAGGTTACAGCACGCACGATTTTCCTTACATGTGTGATGTTTACGGAATGTAGGAAAAACACACTATGTATCATATTGTGTATATATTGTTTATATGCTTTATGGTACTGGCCTGGGCTAATTCCCCAGGTATCAGTCGCTTATGGTTGAGCGACTCCCCGCGTTGTAATGGCGCACCGCTGCCCTATGAAAAAAGGGTAGCAACCTCGGCAATTTATTGCTGGGTAGTATCAATAATTGAAACTTGTGTGTTTATTATTGGTAAGTGCTTCGGCACAAAACCCCCCCCCCTCACGTCAAATTATAATCATATGATTGTTCCCAGAACATTTACTGATAATTATGGCCGTGATGGTGTTTTTGGAGGCAGAGGTATTGCACCTCATTTATCCTCTAGAACGCCAATCACTAGTCCTAATTTGTTTACGTTCGAACCTCAATCAGCTGAAGCATATTATGACTTCAGTTGTTCTCGGTATAACATATTGATTTTCTCAATTCTATTGTCACTAGTATTGGCTACTATATTTTATGACTTTATATCGACTATCGTTTTCTTTTTTGTTACTTTGCCCCTATTGTCTTTTTTGATATTCTTACGTAAGAATACCAATAGACGAGAACTTTTTGAAGGGTATTTGTGCAACTCAGACGAAGTGGCGTTGATATTTTTCTTATTTCTTAGTGCCACACCTGGTGTTTATGGAATCTTTTATCTGTTGCCTTTTTTAGCATTCTTATGGTGCTACATTTCCTATTGTAAGATTCGTATTCATAGGATGATATCATTGGCTCAGAGAGAGTTCCCTCTTCTTGCAGCCCAGGCGGCTGCCGAGACCATAGTTGCGCCTTGGCACAATTTTTGGCGTGTGGCCGAAGAACATATTGTTGTTCTTGCAAGAAGAGACATGGACTCTCGAACTCGCATTATTATTAAAATTCTGACCTGTGTGCACACCTTTGTAAATGCTACGAGTTGGGATGGTTATATTAATGCCTTCAGTCACATTATTCTTCACTTTAATTTAGACAAGGTACTTTCTCCTTCCTATTTAGCAGGACTCTTTCTTAATTGGGTTCTGCCGAACAGATTTCGCAATCAGTCTAT